CATCGGTCATACGATTAAGTAAAGCTATTTTACTGATAATACTGGGCAGTACTACAACCGGGCCATCAACAAATACGCCGTTCTCGTATTTTTTACCTAATAGAGCAGCATCATACTCGGTGATCTCTATCATGTGTTCAGCGTCTATTGTGCTGGCAGCTCGAGTAACTCCTGTTACAATGTTGCTATCGTTTAATTGTACATAATTTGGCATATCTGTCCTTTAATAATATTCAATTACTTGCCAAGAAAAAGATATCCCAGAATAACCAGAATAGTAATACGAGGGCCCAAAAGTAGTAAATGAAGTACTTGTTAATGCTACTAAATAACATGTAGGTGTAGTTTGATATGATGTATTAATAAAACCATAACCACCTGGTGATAGTATAACTATTGATTTAGCAGGATTAATAGTACTTATAGTTATTACTGTATTAACACCAGCACCGCCTGAACCTACCCCATACTGTATCGACTTTACTCCACCTGTTGTAAATTGAGTTAAGTTACTCATAGTGTTACCCACCCTATAGTTGCATTAATATACCGAAGTTGTATCGTGATGTAATTAGCGGTGTCGATGGTAAGATTTTGCATCAACCCCATGATTGGATTACCATTAAAGGCAATCACGTTAGTCGCTATTAAGTTGCCAGACGTTACATAGACTATGTCACCAGCAGTTGGTGAAGCAGGTAACGTTAACGTAGTAGTTATTCCATTGGTTAATACGTAATGGTTGCCCTTGATAGCAGTATAGGTAGTAGTGGTAACTATTACTAGGGTAGGTATACCACCACCGGGGGTAGCACTAGTCCAAGTCGTACCGTTACTAGTTAAAACATTTCCAGAGGTTCCAGGACTTGAAAGACTTGTGCCTCCATTTGCTGCTGGCAATACCCCTGTAACTCCTGTAGTTAAGGGTAATGCAGTAGCATTGGCAAGTGTAATTGTAGGTCCTACGCTGAGTACTGCATTACCAGTGCCAGTAGATGTAGTGACTCCAGTGCCACCATAGAGTACAGGAAGCACACCGGTTGTACTTGGCAATTTCCAAGCGTAACCGTTCCACGTCCAGATCTTACCGCCTAGAGTATAGGTTTGCCCTACTGTGGGGCTTGAAGGTAATGATATTGGCATGCTATCCTTAGAATGTTATCGTGCCAGAACCGGTGAACTTATAAACGCGGTAACCATTGGACACTGTATATATAGGGGATCCTGTAGTCGCCGATGCTGGTAGGTAGGAGTCAAGGTAGCGAATGATCACGATGCCTGAACCTCCAGCACCGATGCCATAGTAACCACCTCCGCCACCGCCTCCGGTATTAGCGGTACCAGCAACTGCGGATATAGTACTGTAGTAACAACCACCAGCACCGCCTCCCCCTAAACCGCCGGTTGCTATGCCGTATCCAGCTGTTGGTGTATGGCCACCGCCTCCACCTGCATAGTACGTTGTTATACCAGAGATTGAATACGCAATACCAATGCCGCCACCACCACCGGTGTAACCTGAATGATTTGTACCTACTGCTCCTGCTCCTCCTCCTCCACCCGATCCATAATAGTTAGAATTATCATAACCACCAGAAGTGCCACCGGCGTTGCCCTGTCCAACTATTCCATAGCCGCCGACCTGAGTTGTCACAGTACTATTACCACCACCTCCACCACCAGAACCACCAAACCTACCAGGAAATCCTGCATAATGACCTGCTCCGCCGCCTCCAACCGCAGTCATGGTACCAAACCTAGAGTAGCTACCGTCGCCTCCGTCTGTATATGCTGTGGTGCCTGCAATACCACCAGCACCTACTGTAATTGCGTATGAGGATCCTGATGTTACAGCGTATGATGCATCATATATCAAACCACCAGCACCACCACCGCCACCCCAGCCGCCTCCGCCTGCACCCCCTGCAACTACTAGTGTTTCTACTGCGGGTGGCATGATGGTTGGCGCCGCAGGGAACAACATGGGAATCGTGCTGGTGTTGTATGTGTTTAGAGCTAGGAAATTACTAGGGGCTGTATAGGTGAAGGGTCGCTGGCCGAAGTTAACGTACGCCAATGTGATCTGTCCGCCTTGGTCAGATATATAAGGAAAGAACTTTCCAGAAAGACCTGTGAATGCAACGCCTTGACTTACGCCATTTTTGTAAAATGTTAGTGTTCCGGCATCCATGTTTAATGCAACGCCAATGACGTCGTTAAGTGTTAAAAATGCTGCACCATATGCAACACTAGCACCATTGACAGGATAATTGTTAAGTTTATTACCATTGTACGCCATATAGATAAACGAATTTGCCGAGTAACCAGGTCCGTTGTTGGCGTCAGAGTAGAAAGAATTGTTGATGCCTACGACTAAGTCAGTGGTTGAACCTTGAGTCACTTCCCAGTAGTACTTCCCGGATGAAACCCCTATAGTTCCATAAGTAGAATTATAGTAAGTTGCGCCAGACTTTGTGAATGTCAAGTTACCATCTCGTATGACTACACTTGACCCTGCGTAAGTCAAGGGATTCAACGTGCAATAGTTACCAGCAGTTACACTAGTTCGTGTTGGAACATCTGTGAATGAGTCATATGTAGTGCCGGCTGTAAGACTGATATTATTGGCAGTCCAGTTGTTGGCATTACCACTAGAGTCTGCAACGAGTGTAGATGTGCTAGTAGTATTGCTGAATGGCAGGTAGAAACCATTCGTGCCATACGTACCAGTGTATGCTTTTGGCATCCATTGGTCATATGTTGTTACATCACCGAAGGCTGTTGGTGTTAGTGCTTGACCGTCAATGAAGTTGATCTCAGCCAAGCCTTCATCAAGGTACTCAAAAGCGCCGCTATACCCTGTGGATGTGTAATGCAACCAGGCGCCGTTTATGTATTCAACTTGACTAGCCGTAGGTTGAGTTCCGGTAACTGTTTGCACAGTACCATTAACATACAGAAGCAATCTGTTTGCGGCGGTTGCGTTTGCACTATCATAGACACAGACTATGTGATACCAAGTTGCTGCGTCACGAAATACTGCCGTTGTTATTGCTGTTGCAACAGAACCGTTAAAAAATAATTGGTCTGACGAGTTAAATTGAAGAGCAGTTCTATTTGATATAGAAGAATACCCTTGAAACATTACGCCCGCAGAACCTAACTTCCCCCGCTTAACCCAAGCACTCCAAGTCCACTTGATGTTGTTGGTAGGAGTACCAAACGTCCTGTTCAGGTACGCACTCGCAGAAGAACGGAAGCGCAGGGATTTGTTTAGGCTATTAACTGGTATTGCTGCAGCATCTACATCTCTAGGAATGAATGGAAGCGCTGCTACAGGAGGCGTAAATGTTGCGGTGTATCGTGCTATACCTTTGGTAATACGCACGTCGTCTAGATAACCATTAAAGTATGTACTGCTATACCCGATATTAAGTATGCTTGTTACATTATAGTTCGTAGTATCTGTTACACTACCTTGCTGTACGCCATCAAAGAAGATTCGTAAAGTATTGGTTGCTCTAGTAATTGCCACATGATGCCATAAACTATTTGTAATGGATGCACTTGCTACATATAACATGTCAGTAGTATTTCTAGCACTTTGCCAGTAAAAATTACCATTATAGAGACTACACTGCCAATTTCCTACAGCAGTGCCACTAACTAATGATAATATCTGACTATTTGCACCAGCAGTATTTATCCAGAACTCAACTGTAAAATCCCCGGTGCCGAATGATGTATTAGCACTAGCTGGTATAGTTAAATAATCTGTACTACCGTTGAACTTTATAGATCCCGTACCGTACTGTCTAACTGCAGTACTGATCTGAGCACTACCGACAGTCTCCAGCACGTTATTGCCGGTTGTGTCTACGATCGCAGCGTTGACGCCATTGAGTAATAAACCAGTTGGACTAGTCCCCCATCTGATCGTGCCGCTTGTAGTGAAAGTGTAGGTAGTATACCCTCCTGAAGTTACTACTGTAGGTGATCCCGTTGTAGTGGCAACAGCAACTGAATCTGGATGCTTGATGATGACAATGCCAGAGTTTCCATTGTATGATGAGGCGTTTGGACTTCCAGTGCCGTTGGCGCCGTATCCATAAGTGCCTAGTACAGTCCCAGCGTAGTTCTGTCCGGTTGGTTGAACCGTGCCGCCGTCTGAGTTACCGTATCCACCCCCGGAATACAACTGTGCGGTTCCAGATATTGAGTAGGATGCGCCTAAACCGCCTAAAACATTGGTACTAGTAACACCATTCGCGCCTGCCCCTCCCGCACCTCCGCCTCCGCCACTACCCCAAGCACCGGCAGATGATCCACCAGCAAAACCCTGCCCACTTGTGCCGGCACCACCAGTCTGTCCTTGGTCTCCTGCGCCACCACCTGAACCCCCCGCTACACCTACACCATTACCAGAGTATGATCCACCGCCACCACCGCCAACAGCTATTAAGGAGTTAAAACTAGAGTCACCGCCATTGCTACCACGTACAGCAGAACTCTGGCCCGATGCACCGCCGGTACCTACTGTTACGGCGTAGATGTTGAATGATGCGATTGACGAGGACGCACTGTAAAGTAAACCTCCGCCACCACCACCGCCGCCTACGTCATAACCGGTTCCGCCGCCACCTGCTACGATTAGTGATTCTACGCCAAATGGTATTGTAGTGGTAGTAGAATTTCCAAATGTGATAGTGCCGCTAGTCGTAAACTTATAGATTCTATAACCACCAGAAGTAGTTATCGTTGGTGATCCAGTAGTAGTTGCAACAGGATTCGAATCAGCGTGGCGTATTATAACAACACCAGATCCACCTGCGCCTGACGCCGTGACCCAACCTGCGCCACCGCCACCAGAACCAGTGTTAACAGTTCCACTAACGCCGTCTACATAACCTGAACCAGAGTTTCCATATCCAGCTTGTCCACCACCACCTAGACCGCCGGCGCCACCAGCAGCTGCTCCACCTGTGTTATCAGTACCACCGCCACCGCCGCCTGCGTAGTATGTAGATGTACCTGTGATGCTAGAAGCTAATCCGGCACCACCAATACCGCCAGCACTAGCTGAACCGGCGCCGCCTACAGCTCCAGCACCACCACCACCACCAGCACCGTAACTCGGGGTTCCACCTGAAGCAGCGCCTCCAGCATTACCCTGTCCAGCGGTGCCCGCTCCACCAGAAGATCCGCCAGCTCCAGCATTGCCACCACCACCACCAGATCCCCCTGATAGCCCTGCTACAGCAGAATAATAACCGCCTCCACCACCACCTATAGCGGTGCTGACAGCAAACGATGAATTCGTACCATTATTACCATAACCATTAGTATTAGAAGCTATTGCAGCCCCTCCACTACCAACTGTCACCGTCATAGGTGTACCGGCAGTAATGCTATAAGCTGAAGCAGTTAAGTATCCACCTGCACCACCACCGCCACCGTCGCGACTACCGCCACTTCCGCCTCCAGCAACTACTAAATAGTCTATCGCTGGATTAGGGGTGATAGTCATTGTAGCAGGTGGCGCAACCTCAGTAATCGCACCAATGTTCGACACCGCGTTTGCTACCTGTGTCTTGGTTAATGGTAATATGGGAGGCGTGAATGTACTAGGATAGACTACTACATCTTTAACCACACGAAAATTAGATATATATCCATCAAAATATGTAGTAGAAGCTATAGTGCTATTATAATACTCACACCCTATTCTAATAGTATCTGAAAATGTTGTAGTAGTAGTCCAGGTTGAGCCAATCTGAGTCCCATTTAGATAGAAGCGTACTACGTTACTGGCATCTCTAGTAATAGCTACGTGATTCCATTGTCCTGCAGTGGGTATATTAGTCGTGTTGATCTGATATGCACTTAATCCATAAACGCTGAAGGCGGTTGGTGTAAGGTAGACTTCAAACCCATTATTAGCAGTTCCAGAGTCACCAATAGTAAACAACGCTTTACCAGCTGCCGGTGTCACTGCAGTTTTATTAATCCACATCTCTATGGTAAACATTCCGGGTAGGGTAGAAGGTAAGGTTGCCTGTAAGTAGTCACCAGTACCATCAAAGTACATTGATCCGCCACCAATATTGACGTTATATGGGTACGTCTTAGTGAATGGACTAATTGACCCTTGTGTAACATTTCCATTACGTGTTATTGCAACAGCATTAGCACTACCGTCTAAGAATACGTTGTTAGTACGCGCGTTCGCTGGTCCGTCTGCTTGAAGTAGCAGACTAACATTATCCCAGTAGGGATCAGACTCAACCCAACCACCCGTCAACGCCTTGAGTTGCGCCTCATTCAACGCTGTGTTGTAGTACTCAACCTTCTGAACTCGACCGCGCCAAGCATAAGTATTATCAACAGGACGACTACCAATGGTGAGCGTAGTAGCAGCGTTTGGTATAGTAGGAGAGGTATTTGATCCTGAAGTAGTACCGTTACAGCACGATAGTTGTTTATTTCGTGTATTAGACGTTGCTATCTTACCAGATGTGAACGAGGGCCAGATTGGTTCTATGTCAACAAGCGTATTGGTGCCCTGTGCCGAGACTACACCGATGCCGGCACCAAGGTAGTACCGGGCAAGTTGCATTCGATTCTGAAATGCACCGTTGCTAAGTAATCCTGTGTAAGTCTTATCGTGCAGCGAGACACATGTCTGCAGAGTATTACTAGCCATCGTTGCGGTGGGTATACCTTGAAAGAACAGTGTACTAGCTTCAGAGTTGTAGAAGGATGAGATCGAGTTAACTTCTGCGATATCAATACCGCGTGCAATAGCCACTGTAGTAGTGGGAATGTATGAACTTGAGGTGTCACCAAGTTCAGTCTGTGAACCCCATATGTATACAGTTGAACTGGCACCGGGTATCAAGAACTGAGGGTAGTAAGTCGTAGAAGCAGCGCAAGCCGTCACCACTGTACATTTATACCAGCCATTACCTGCATTCTCAATGTAAGCGTTCTGACTACCAGATCCACCATACGTCAAAATTGTTCCAGCAGCACCATTTGTTAAGTCAAATGTACAGTTAATGCCGGCACCATAACTACTTGTTGCTAAGACAACACTTATAGTAGTAGACGTACCAGCCTTTGCGTATACTGAAGTTGAGTATATGCTGGCAGAAGCAGAAGTAGTGAAACCTTGATACACAGATCCGCCTGCAGTCGTACTAGTTAATAGTGTAGCGGTAGAGGTACCATCAGGTGCGGTACCAGAAGTAGTAACCGTAGGCGAGGTCTGTAATACCCAAGGTGAAGTGCCAAACGACTGGCTGTATAGCAAGACGTTGGTTCGAGCATCCTCAACAAGTAGACCGCGTATCGCCAGCGTCACTGGATCATAGTCGAATCGTGGTACATCAACTGCAGCGGTCTGGATTAGTCCATTGCTACCAACGTACGTGCCCGTTGTGCTACGATTGAAGGTGACCCTGGAATCGAGTGAACCAGTAGTAAAGTCCAATGACAGTGTCGCGGCACTGATTGACTTAAGGATCGCAAAGAAATTCCTAAACGCTAAACTAAACATCAGTAGGTGAATCCCTGTGCGGCTGATCCATACCAGTTCGTGCCGTCTGAGGCGAATGATATGACGTCCATCTTACCTACAGTTGCGGTGATTGTTGGTGCACCAGTGGTGCCCCACTTAACGCTAGTAAAAGTAGCCGTAGTTGGTGTACCTGAGGCAGGTTGCTTGAGCATCAGAGTAAAGGACGCACCTGCTGCGACTGTCGGCATGGTGAACGTACAGGGCGTTGCAGAAGTAAGCGTAGCGGTGATGATCGTACCGGACGTGATAGCCAGCGTTGCGGTAGATCCTACTGTACCTGAAGCAACTACGCTCTCTGTAAATCCTGAGATCACAGGTCTAGTAAGGTTTGGTGTCGTTAGTGTCGGGGTGGTTCCGAACACCAGTGAGCCTGAACCTGTCTCGTCTGACACCGCTGCGATCAGGTTGGCGCTAGTAGGCGTAGCAAGGAATGTAGCTACGTTGGCGCCTAGACCCGTGATCCCACTTATTAGTGTTGTGCCTGGATCACCTTGTGCACCACCACCTGCTTGAGAAGCTTCGATCCAAGCACCACTAATTCGGATATAGAGAGAACCATCGGTGGTGTCGTACCAGACAGTACCATCTAAGGGTGAACCTGGTGCTGTGGCGCCAGCATACGTGACTACAATTGAAGCGTCACTAAGATAACCA